GTCGTCTTCGTCTTTCGACGAAAGGAATACCCGACTTCGTAGTGTCTCGAAGAGACACCACTTAGAAGGGCATACATATCGACGGAATTTCGTCGATAGGTCTGAAGGCCAAAACCTTTATCAGGTTTTGGTTTAGTCAGGAGCACTTTACAAATCCAGGTCATGCTTCTTCTTTCGAAGAAACAATTCCTAGAAGTGAGGTGCTCTGAACCAAAGGTATCAATACCAGAATCTGGATTCCCTTTAACAGGTCTCCAGAACTGATATGATTCCGGAATAGAAGACAAAATAATGTCTTCAGTCCCCGCGAAGAAAAGAGTAGTAAGCTCATTTCGACGCGTTAGGTTCAACCACTTGAACAAATTCTCAAGAGAATCGAGAGAATAGTCCAAGATGTATGGACGTACGTCTATACCTCCGAACCAGTCTGCTCCGCAAGACTCTCTGAAAGGACCCGTAATAAAGGTCTTATTCGCATTAGGTGAAAACCCTAGAACTCGTAAGAGTTTTAGAGCATCATCGGCGTATGCTCGCTGGAGAATGATGTCATCGCCGTATACGGAAAAATCCGTACCGGCTTTGCCAGCACCAACAGCATAGCAACACGCTGCGAATATCAGAGTTTCAAGCGGGAAACAGAAACCGTTCCCCATCGAACAAAACTTGGAGTAAGGGTAAACCTTACCGTCAAGCAAGTACGAAGGTGACCTGGTGGCGTACAAAAGATCGTACCAACCAGGGGGGATTAGAGACTTAACTAAGCCAATACTGATACTATCCGAAGCACTGGATAGGTCAATAGTGACAAAAGTTGAATCTCCGCAATCATCAAATGACCCAGAGCGGGCCAGATGCTGATTGACGCTTTGGTTTCCAAGATCGATACCAACACGTTTAAGGAATAACCTTAATGTCGTGTCGATACCTTTCTGAAGGAAACCATTTAGCAACGGTTCAACAGCAATAGCTCGATGAGTTATCGCTGTTTTCGGAACGAAGCTTATTTTGTTGTGATTCACGTATGTCACTCTGTTTTGAAGACGTTTTGTAGCGTCCTCAAAATCTAGACATGTAAACCCATTCCTTTCCTCCGAAAGAATATCTCGGAGGTGGGGATTGTGCCACATGGCAACGAGTGAGTGCGTGAATGCGCCAGGAGTTACGGAAAACTTCCCTACTGAAAGCTTTCTCAGAAGGTTAGTTGCATCTCCGTGGACCCCCAAAGAAGCGCCGGCACCAAAAGCACAGTTGGAATAGATCATATCCATGGGAGGTTCTTCACCGATAACATATCGAATGAAGTTCCTCATTCTGGATAAGAGTTCTTCATGCGGACTACGAAAATTATCGTAGAGGGAGAACTTTCTGTTGAGCCAGGTACACTTGTGCTCGCTAGAAAGAAACTTCCTAATAGCCTTG